ATGGTGCTCCTGCGCCAGCCATACGGCCTGCAGCGCGTCCACGTCGGCCCGGAGCTGGTCAACCTGCCGACGGATCTTCTCAGTTCTTTGACTCATCTCGTCCCCTCACTATCTGCGCCAGTTCGATGTCTGTAAAATTCAGGATACTGTCCAACAGCTCCAGTTCGTCCAGGCGAAAGGGCGTGTCCCCTAATAGATGCCGACTCAGCCATTTGTCTTTGACTCCGAGATCCTTACAGAGCTCTGTTGCCGAGCGATATCCTCTGGCATGATACTTACTTTCGATCATATTCCGGCGGAAGATGTCTTGCGGCCCCGCACGCTTGTCCCATTCGCTCCGCCGGCTTGGCTTTTTGATTGGCTCTTTAATCGGCTTTTTGACCGGCTTGCACCGGGCGATCTGCCCGGTCTGCTCGATGTGAACAGTCTGCTCGATCTGCCGGTGGGCCGCATCCGTCTTGGGGCTCATGCGCTCTTGCCTCCCCGAGGGAAATAGATGTGGAGCTCCTCTGGTTGTGCGCGACAAATATCTAATAACTGATACATTTCGTCAATTGACCAAGGTGTTCGTCCGCGAAAACGATGACTGATCGATGCCTCGCTGAGCCCCATTGCTTTTGCAAGATCTGTTTGGCGAATTCCAAGCTGCCGAAGACGGCCTGATAAATAACGGTACATACTGCCGCTTCTCCTTTCATAGTTTCTGTGGTGGTTAAGAGGCTTGCCTTTTTTGCATCATGGTAGGCTGATGGCATACATGCCTTCATTTTAACTCGCAGAAATGCGAGTTTTACTGCAAAAAAGTTTGAATTGCCTCTTGCGGCGTCATATTAAGGATTTCAACAAGCTTGTGCATTTGTTCTACCGTAAAAGAAAGGCCATCTGCCTTCATTTTTCTCGAAAAAGTACTACTATCAACGCCGAGTTTTTCGGCAACTTCCTCCTGCGTCATTCCGCACTCCGCAATCTTGCCCTTTAGCTTTGCCATATTCGTACACACAGTTCCACCTCCAATCTCGCATAAATGCGAGTTCATGTGTCTATACTATCTCGACAGGTCTACTTTGTCAATAGCTGATTTCGCATTTTTGCGATTTTTTGCAAGTTTTTTGCAAAAGCATCTTGCGTTTTTGCAAGTTGCGATATATATTAAATTTAGAAGGAGGAATGTTAAATGTCTACAGGACAGAGAATGAAAGCTCGCCGTAAGGAATTAGGGCTATCTGCAGAGTATATTGCTAACCATCTCAATCTTTCACCTGCGACAATTTATAGATACGAAAACGGAGACATTGATAAGGTCCCTGGTGATATACTTGAACCTCTCGCCGCTATTTTGCAAACAACCCCAGCCCATTTAATGGGATGGGACGATTATTCAAACCCAATTGAGTTTACTGTTTCAACAGATGAACTCCAGAAATACTTGACAGAAGAAGATAGCACAAAGCACTTTTTCGATATTACCCACAAAATACGGCCAAAAGCAGGGGCCAAAAGCAGCAAGAAAGCCTTTGCGGAAAATTTACAACACTACATGGATCAAGCAGGCATAGACCAAAATAAGCTCTGCGAAGATCTGAATTTTAAATATTCCACCGTAAGCGGGTGGCTAAGCGCTGAAAAATATCCCCGGATCGACAAAATTGAAATACTATCTCACTACTTTGGCATTAAGAAAGCAGATTTAGTAGAGGACAATAATAAAACTGATAAATTAGGCCGTATATTTGTTGATGTAACAACAGCTCTAAATCTGAATATTCCGGAGATGCAAGAAGATCTCGGAGTTGATCGGAAAACCATTGAGCGCCTGATCATCAACAAGAATACTTTTCTCAAGAAAGAATTTAAACTTCTTGAAGAAACTTACGGTGTTCCAGTTTCTGTATGGGCGGGGGAAAAAACGTTCGGTGCCTGGCTTCATGCACTGCTTCATAGCCAAGAAAATGCAAAAATCTACAAATTATATGCGCAGCTGAATCCCGAGGGGCAGGCAAAGGCTGTTGATATGTTGGACGATATGGTATTATCCGGAAAATATAGCACATAAAAAACCGCCCCCGACTGAGAGCCGGAGCGGTGAAAGAGGAGTTTTTGCGTATGAATCGAATGAGGCCTCTGTGCATGTTTTTCTTGATCATGACGGGCTATATACTATTGGCGTACCTCATTTTTCCTGTCGAAGACAATATATGGAAAGTACCAGATTACTACTTGGCGATCTCCGTATTAACATCCAGTGCTTTCGTCGTACTATACGAGCGTTGGCAGAAAAGGCGGAAGCCAAAGCATCTCCCCAACGAGCCTTTGGTTATCAGTGATGAACTGTTGGAGCCCGCCGCAAGCACAGTCATTACTACCGGGCAAGCTTCTATCTCTATGATACAGAGGCGCTTGGGAGTCAGCTACACACGCGGTGCGGAGCTTATGGATCTGCTTGAACAGGTTGGAGTAGTTAGCCCACTCGATAAAAAGAATTCACGTAAAATCTTGCTAACGAGAGAGCAATATAGGCGATATAAGCCAAGCCTTTTTACGCTTTCTAATGTCAGGGCGAGTACTGTTGAGGATGAACTCGCCTGTGTCGATGCTATGGAAGGGCATGACTTTGAACATTGGGGAGCTGATTTGCTCCGGGATCTTGGCTTTACAAAAGTCGAGGTTACACGGGGAAGCGGCGATCAAGGAGTAGATATTCTCGCAGAAAAAGACGGTATTCGTTATGCAGTTCAATGCAAGCGCTATCACAGCCCATTAGGAAACAAGCCCGTTCAGGAGGTCCATGCCGGCAAAGAAATGTATCAGTGTCAGATTGGCGCCGTAATGACAAACCGGTACTTTACCCCTAGTGGCCGAGAAATCGCAGAAAAGACCGGGGTCTTATTATGGGATCGCGACTGGCTGCGAGACGCCATCAACCGACGTCAAATTGGATAAAATAAAAACCGCCCCCGGTGCTACCAACACCGAGGACGGTATGTGCGCAAGCCCCTTAACCACCACAGAAAAGAGAACCAGACAGTGCTACAAAGACACCACCACTGCGCCCTTTTATCTTACCACGAAAGGGCGCAGGTGGCAAGATGAAAGGAGTTTTTATGTCAGAAAGAAAAAATGAGGCCGCGTGGATTGAGAGCCGAAACCGGTGGCAGATCAACGTGCAAGCTGATGGCGTCCGGAAGACCTTCATTAGTTCCAAACCCGGCAAGAAGGGTAAGATTGAGGCGGAGCGCAAAGCAGATGAATGGTTGGAGACACAGATCATAGGAGGCAACACCCGCTGTAATGTCCTGCTTGACCTGTTTCTCGCCCAGAAGAAGCAGACGACTTCCCACACTAACAGTTCACAGATCGAATACCATATACGGTGCTTTATAAGACCAGTGATTGGCCTAAAGCGTATTGATAGAGTAACTGAGGATGATTTGCAGGCCATAATTGATCTGGCTCACGCAGCCGGCCGATATCATAAAACACTCACCAATATCAGAGCTACAACACAAGCCTTCATCAAATTTTGCAGGAAAAAGAAGGTTACTATCCTCTTCCCAGAAAACCTTGTGATTCCCAGGAATGCACCAAAGAAAGAAAAGCATATTGCCGGCCCTGAAGACATTCGTAAATTATTTACTCTCTCCACAACTTACTGGCACCTGGCAGAGCGCCCGGACTGGTATATTCACGCCTACCGCTTCGCAGTCTTAACCGGTTTGCGTCCGGGTGAATTACTTGGGCTACGCTGGTCAGATGTCACAGATGAGAGGATTACTATTCGACGCTCCTACAACGATGACGGTGAACTCACCTCCGGCAAAAATGAAAATGCCCATCGGACTCTGGCTCTGCAGGGCCTCGCTCAACAAGAGCTGGAAGCTCAGCGTGATATGCTGCGAAGAAACGCAATCGTCTCGCCTTATATATTTCCATCTCCTGAATCTGAAGTTACAGCACAGAAGCGATATCGGAACAGCTGGAAACGATATTGTAGATACCATAGGCTTTCCGATACCACCCCATATGAATTGCGCCATACCTATGTCAGCCTGAATGATGAGATGCCTGACGGTCTGAAGAAGAAGGCTTTGGGCCACTCTAAAAACATGGATACGGAAGGTGTGTATGGCCATATTAAAGCCGGCGATCTGGAACGTATCGCCCAATATAGTGACTCAGTTGTTAAAAAAATCATCAACTAAGCAGGTACACACTAAAGTACACGTTTCATTTTTAACTGTGCTAAATTTTATGTACCACATGTAAAACGTAAGTCGAAAAAATACAGTGATTTCAACGTTTTTGAAACTATGATAAATTTCAAAGTGGGTTCGACTCCCGCCACTCGGACCAAAATGAACGACCCCACTCAATTCGAACAAGTCGATGAGACTTGCGAATTTGGTGGGGCTGTTTTATACTCTGAAAGCCTTGGCATAACAGCGTTTTTTGAAAATGTTGTGCCAAGTAAATATGAGACACAAAAACTCAAACAGCTTCAATTTGGCATAGAAAACGAAAAAATCAGGCAGTTCGAACACGAATGTCTCATTCGGCTTTTTCAATGGAGTTTTCTTCCACCTGGCAAGGCGTTAGATTTTTCAGTGTGCGATGAGGCATTTGGGTGTTATAAGACTCAATATAGGAAGCGATACTTGCTTGAAATTTGCCAGAACGCATCTTTTCTGTCAACACCCGACAAACAATGATAATCCGAACTACATGATCCAAGTGGGTCATGTAGTTCGGATTTATCATTTCTATTGGGAATGTACTATAGTAAGCAAAGGCAGGGACAATTCTTGTCCTTGCCTTTGTTTATATTTTACACTATAATGATAAAAATGGGAACATTTTAAAAAATTTAGCGTCTATATAGATGTAACTAACAATATCAACAGTTTGGAATATTCTAAAAGGGAAGAAGTAAACGGCGATGGACAGAGGAAAAGGAAGGAGTATACCATGAAAAAAAGAGTCTTTGCCATTGTCCCAACAGTCATCTTGTGTATTCTTTTGTTCTATTTAATTAAACCCTCTCAATCCCCCAAATCCCCTTA